TGGTGGAAGGAGTTCCCAGATGGAAGATTGGAAACAGAAGTTGTCGAGGCCTCAAACACTAGATTCATTGTTATTTGTAGGCTATTCAGAACCGAAGTCGATCAAAAACCGTACGCTACTGGAATTGCGAGTGAGACTGTTAGTGATCGTGGCGTTAATGCGAATTTTGCTTTACCTAACTGCGAAACAAGCGCAATTGGTCGAGCGATTTCAAATGCAGGTCTCTCAGCTAAAGGTAAGCGTCCAAGCAGAGAAGAAATGGCATCGGTAAATAAGTTTAAAGCTGTGTCAGAAACCTTTTCAGTAGATCGCACAGATCCTTTGCCTATCAGCAATGAGGACTGGGTTAAAGCTGCAACAGTTACATCACCTAAAGCACCACCAGCATGCTGTGCTAAAGGCAATAACTTAGTTACTGGTGTTAGCAAAACTAATGGCAAGCCTTACTACGGTTATTTATGTTTAGATCGTATTAAAGAACATGCTGTGTGGGCCAAGCAAGATGCCTCAGGCAATTGGTTCTTTCCAGAAAAAGGTGAGTTATGAAAACTATTCAAATAACAGCTGAGGAAATGCTAATAAATGAAACTGGCTTTTACATTGTTGCATGCGATGGACAAGAGTATGACATTAAACGTTGTATTTGTAATAAATGTCATGATGTAAAAGGGGGTGATTAAATGGGATTTATTGAAGTAAGAAACGGTTCAGGCTTTACATTACGAATGGAAAACGATAAAGAAAGCCTAAACCTAAGTGCAGATAGATGCGTATCTTGTAATGATGACAGGTTATTACATGATGGTCAGTATTTGGTTTGCTCTCAGTGCCACTGCAGGCAATAAGAAAGGGGATTTTATCACATGTACACAAAGTTTAAGTGTAATGGCTGTGATCGTAAGACCGAGTTCTTATGGCTTGAACAATTAGATACGCCTGAAGGATTTAAGGCTTATCAGTGCATGGAGTGTGGCTGTGTTGGCGTTAAGAATATAGCTGAGGCTTTACATATACCGGACAGTAACTTAGATAGGTGCAAGCAATGTGGTGGCTGGCAATTCCTAGGTAGTGGTTGCCACACTTGTGCATTGATAGGGGCTAAATAATGGATGCTGGCTATGTTGAGACTTGGTTAGAGACGGATGATTTACGCATTATGACTTGCCGTCTGACCTGCGGTTATGTTAATTGATTTGACAACGCATGCTACCCTAAACAAGCATGTGATCTTAAATCACAAAGCTGGGCCGCCAAGGGCAAGGCCCGGAAGGTGCAGAGTTTGGGCCACCTTATTGTTAATTACATTTAACTTTGTCTTTGTAAAAGATTATTCCGTTGCACAAGATAGAATAAATCATTATCGTCAATGGGCATTTATACAGCTTAATGATATAGATCAGTTCTATTGCTTAGATGAGCTAAACTACAAAGAATCTAGATGGAATCCTGAAGCCAAGAATGGTAGTCATTACGGCATACCACAAGGTAGATCTAAATGGTTATCTACAGTTGACGGATATAAACAAATAGAATGGCAACTAAAGTACATAGCCGCACGTTATTCTAATCCTTGTAATGCATTAGCACATCATAAGATTAAGGGCTGGTATTGAGTAGGAAAGCAATAAGCACAGGTAAGTGGAAGAAGCTACGCATTACAATACTTGACCGAGATGGTTGGCAGTGTGTGCAGTGTGGTAAGCCAGGTGACACAGTAGATCACATCATTCCACGTGTAAAAGGTGGCGACATGTGGGCTAGTGATAACTTACAAGTTCTATGCAAGTCATGTAACAGCTCTAAAGGTGGCCGTTTTTTTAGCCACAAGGCGACCCCCCCTGTCTTTTCACAACGTTCTCTCCCTGAGACGGTGCGAACGGTGCCAGACTCACCATTTATTAAACCTGATACGCTTAACTTTGATGCAGAGTGATACGGAAGTAAAACAACCCTCACGAGGGGTCGGGCTAATTGGCAGCACTGAGCCTAGAATCCACACGCCTTTACTAAAAGGTAATAGCAAAGCACAAGAAGTAGCGGATCTAGCTGTAAAAATGGGCATGCCGCTTATACCCTGGCAACGCTGGGTGCTAGATGATATGTTATCTATAGACGATGCTGGCCTGTGGCGTAAAAAAACCTGTGTAATCCTTGCAGCTAGGCAAAATGCTAAAACGCACTTATCTCGCATGCTTATATTGGCACATTTATTCTTATGGGATTCTAAAAACGTATTAGGCATGTCGTCTAACCGTAATATGGCATTAGATACATTTAGGCAAGTTGCTTACATGATAGAAGATAACGACTTCTTAAAAAAACAGGTAAGGCAGATACGTCTGGCTAATGGTCAAGAATCTATTAGCTTACTTAGTGGTGCAAGGTATGAGATAGCAGCGGCAACACGAGATGCACCGCGTGGTAAAACTGCAGACTTCTTATATCTTGATGAGTTAAGAGAGTGGACACCAGAAGCATTTACAGCTGCATTACCGGTAACACGTGCAAGGCCTAACGCTATGACACTAATGACAAGTAATGCCGGTGATGGCTTTAGTACAGTGTTAAACGATTTACGTGAACGCTCACTATCTTACCCACCAGAAAACTTAGGTTACTACGAATGGTCAGCACCACAGCACTGCAAGATAAATGATCGCAAAGCGTGGGCTATGGCTAACCCAGCATTAGGGCATTTAATTACAGAGCAGACACTAGAAGAATCTGTAAACACAAACAGCATAGAAGCTACACGTACAGAGATGTTATGCCAGTGGGTAGATAGCGCAGTCAGTCCTTGGGTGTACGGAAGTATAGAAGCATGCAGCGACAGTACGCTAGAGATCCCTGTCGGGCCAATGACTATAATGGCCTTTGATATTGCACCTACACGCAGATCAGGTGCGTTAATTATGGGTCAAATGAAAGATGGCAAAATAGCAGTAGGACTTGCACAACTGTGGCATAGTGATATTGCTATAGATGAGGTTAAGATGGCAAGTGATGTAAATGAGTGGGCGCGTAAATACCATCCACATATAATCTGCTTTGACAAGTACGCCACGCAGTCAATAGCAACACGTTTAGAGCAAAGCGGATGGCGCATGCAAGATGTATCTGGGCAGGCGTTTTACCAGGCATGTTCAGATCTATCCGATGCTATGGCTAATGGTAGGATGGTGCATAGTGGTCAGGCAGATCTAGTACAGCACTTAAATAACTGTGCTGCTAAGACTAGCGATGCAGGATGGCGCATAATACGTAGAAAATCTGCCGGCGATGTTACAGCTGCAATATCTTTGGCTATGGTCGTAAGCCAGTTGACACGCCCACAACAAACCGCGCAAATCTTTGTCTAATTTGCACTATTAGTACCATTTATGCTATAAAGTATACATATGGGTCTATTGTCTGCTTTGGGTATAACTAATAATAATAAAACCGTACAAGCACAATACGCCCCTGCAGTTATGGGCGATAACAATATTGGATTAGCATATAACACATTTGGTGCAGGCCCAATGGATCGTAATTTGGCATCTCAAGTCCCAGCGGTCAACAGGTGCGCCAATTTAATAAAAGGTGTTATAGGATATTTACCATTAGAGCTGTACAAAAAATCTACAGGCGCACAATTAGGTACGCCACTATGGTGCGAGCAGCCAGACATTCGGCAGCCACGATCCGTCACTATTTCGTGGACTGTCGATAGTCTTATATTTTATGGCGTTGCATATTGGCGTGTTACAGAAGTATATGCAGATGATTTACGACCATCAAGATTTGAATGGGTCGCTAATACTCGTGTAGTTGCACAATTAAATCCTAAAGGCACAGAAGTTTTATATTACACAATCGATGGTGCTAAAGTACCTATGGTTGGTATTGGTTCATTAGTTACATTTCAAGGATTAACACAAGGTGTATTACAAACAGCAGGTCGCACAATACAAAGTGCGTTAGATTTAGAAAAGGCTGCAGCTGTAGCAGCACAAACACCGATGGCAACAGGATTCTTAAAAAACACTGGTGCAGATATGCCAGAATCACAAGTACAAGGATTATTAGCAGCTTGGAAGGCAGCACGTCAATCTAGGTCTACTGCATACCTAACTAGCACATTATCTTATGAGACTGTTGGTTTTAGTCCTAAAGATATGATGTATAACGAAGCGTCACAATATTTAGCCACACAAATTGCACGTGCTATGAATGTACCTGCATATTACATAAGTGCAGACATGAACAACAGCATGACCTATCAAAATATAATTGATGGCCGTAAAGAGTTTGTAGCTTATTCATTACAGCCTTATATCTGTGCAATTGAGGACAGGCTCAGTATGAATGATATTACAGCTGCCGGACATACTGTGCGCTTTAATATTAGCGAGACGTTTTTACGATCAGATGACAAGGCAAGATTAGAGACAATAGAAAAGATGTTAACGCTAGGACTTATAGACCTAGACCAAGCTAAAGAAATGGAAGATCTATCACCTAACGGAAATGAGAATAATGATGCTACTTACATTCAGTAGTAATTTAGAAAGCGCAGATACAGAGCGCAGGATAATCGCTGGCAAAATAGTGCCATACGAGACTGTAGGCTCAACTAGCGCTGGCCCAGTTGTCTTTGCTAAAGATTCTATAGATATTGGCGACCCTGGCAAAATTAAGATGCTTATGCAACACAAAGCAGATAAGCCAATAGGCCGCATGCAAAAGTTTCAGAAAGCAGAAGATGGCATTTATGCTAGCTTTAAGATTAGTGCCAGCATGCAGGGATCAGATGCGTTAACCCTTGCAGCAGAAGATTTAATATCTGGTATGTCTGTGGGCGTGGAAGTAATTAAATCACAAAATAAAAAAGATTACATTTATGTAACTAAAGCAACTCTTAAAGAAGTTAGCTTAGTTGAATCACCAGCATTTACAGAAGCGCAAGTAACTAAAGTTGCTGCAAGCGAAAGCGAAGCAGATGCAACACCAACTACTACGGAAAGTGAGGCTATCTTGGATACAACTCCAGAGCCAACTGTTACACCGGCAGAGGTTGCTCCAGTAGAAGCCGCACGTCCAACAATTAGTGCTGCTATCTATGCTGAGCCACGTACGCCAATCAATTCACAAGCTAAGTACTTACAGTACTCAGTTAAAGCACAATTAGGAGATCATGAAGCTGGTCTTTGGGTAAGAGGCGAGGATGCTAAAGCATTCAAGATTAACGCAGCTGATGATTCATTTACAACCAATCCGGCATTCAGCCCTGTTTCCTATGCTACTACGGTCGTAGATACTCTTATTGGATCACGCCCAACTATTGATGCATGTGGTGGTGCTAAAGTTATTCCTAATTCTGGAATGACAATTTCACATCCAAAAATTACTACTTCAGGTACTGTTGCAGAAACTGCAGAAGGTGGCGCACCATCTGAGACAGGTATCGTATCTGCATACGTAAACGCAACTGTAAAGAAGTATGCTGGACTACAACGCTACTCAGTAGAATTATTAGAGCGTTCATCTGACAATCCTGCATTTTTCCAAGCGATGCTTGAAAACATGACTCGTGCGTACAATAAGGCTACAAATGCCAGCGTAATTGCTGAGATTGTTTCAGGGGGAACTTTAGCATCAACACAAGCTGCTACATACCTTGGAATACAAGCATATATTGCACAAGCTGGCCCAGCTGCATATTCTGCAACAGGCGAACTAGCAACTGCGTACATCGCTGGTACTTCACAATGGTCATTATTGATCGCTGCTAAAGACAGCACAGATCGACCAATCTTTACTGCAGAGAATCCAATGAATGCTGGCGGTACATCATCACCAACATCAATACGTGGATCGCTGTTTGGTTTGGGGCTTTACGTAGATGCAAGCATGGTATCTACAACTATTGATGACTCAGCATTTATTATTGTGCCGTCAGCAATAGCAATTTACGAAAGTCCAGTATTAAGACTTTCAACTAACGTGCCACAATCGGGCGAAATTGAGCTAATGCTATATGGATATATGGCAAGTAAGACACTCGTGTCTGGTGGCCTACAACGCTACAACCTAACCTAATAGTTAGTTAATTTAATAATCCTCTAGGGTTTAGTAGCCCTAGCCCTAGGGGAGCTTTTTAAGAGAGGACACTATGGCCGCTGCGATGGTAACAATGGCAGAGTTACGCAGTAATTTAGGTATTGGCACTTTATATACCGATGCAACTGTAGAAGAGTGCTGCCAGTCCGCAGAAGATTTAATATCTGCATATCTATGGCATAACGATGCCCCAGTAGTCGGCTCATCAATAAGCAATAACGTAGCAACTTTAGTATTAGCAAATCCAGGTATATTTGTAACTGGTCAATCAATAGTAGTAAGTAATTGTGGTGCAACGTATAACGGCACATACACACTTACCGGATCATTTCCAGGTACTACAATGCCAGCATCTATTGGCACAGCATTCTGGAGTACATACGCATTTAGTTCATTCCCTAACGGCTACAGCATTATTCAGTACGCAAAAGTTTCTGCAGACGATCCATTTCATTTTATTAAACCATACGGCCGAGCCCTTGGCCCAGAGCATAAAGCACAGGCTTACACTGCGACCCCTGCCATACGAGAAGCCATAAGAGAGGCTGCGATGATCGTAGCTGTAGACATCTGGCAAAGCCGTCAAGTTAGCCAGACTGGTGGGGTAGGTATGGATGGGATCACTGCAAGCCCATATCGGATGGGTTATCAGCTGATTAACAGAGTGCGTGGTCTCATCCAACCGTATTCTAGTCCTAACTCACTGGTCGGCTAATGCCAGCTGCAATAACTACATTACGCAGCACACTTGCAACAGACTTAGCCAATGCAGGCGTGTGGTCAACCTTTAGTTTCCCACCGGCGACACTACTGGCTAACAGCGTAGTAGTTACACCTGGTGATCCTTATATTGTGCCATCTAACAATGACATTACAAGTATTGCACCATTAGCAAATTTTAAGATTCTTATGACCACGCCAGCATTTGACAATCAAGGCAACCTAGCAGGCATGGAAACTTTTATACTTGCAGTAGTAACTAAACTAAACGCATCATCTTTGGTGCTAAACATATCTAGTATTTCAGCACCTGCTATAGTCAACGC